AATTTATTATGAGGGAGTAGAAAACGATTTTTATTTATTCGGCGGTAAAGATGAAAGTTCTCAGGATTTAATACAAGGGATTACACTGGCAGGAGTATTTTTTGATGAAGTTGCATTAATGCCGGAGTCATTTGTTAATCAGGCAGTAGGAAGATGTTCTGTTGAAGGATCAAAATTCTGGTTTAATTGTAACCCGGACAGACCAAGTCATTGGTTTAAAGAAGGGTGGATAGATAATCTTTCAGATAAAGATATGATCAGAATACATTTTGAAATGGAAGATAATCCTAGTCTTTCAAGTGATATGATCAGAAGATATAAATCGCTTTTTACTGGTGTTTTTTACGATAGGTTTATTAGAGGCTTGTGGGTAATGGCTGAAGGCCTCATTTTTCCTATGTACCAAGAAGCAATGATCAAATCTGTGCCAGAAGGTGAAATTGAAAAAACTATATTTTCTGTTGACTATGGAACCATGAATGCATTTGCGATGATTCAATGGAATAAATACGAGAATGATAAGACGTGGTATGCAGTAAATGGATATTATTATTCTGGAAGAAGTGAAGGTATTCAAAAAACAGATATTGAATATATGCAAGAGATAAGTGAAAAATTTTCTGATGTAATATCAGAATATAGAAATAAAAAGATAGATGCGAAAGAATTTGATCTTATGCCGCCTGAAAAACTGGCAGTTATTATTGACCCATCTGCATCGTCATTTATTGCCCTTCTCAAAAAACAAGACTGGTGTAAAACAAGAAAAGCAAAGAATGAGGTTCTTAATGGAATACGTGATACAGCCGTTGCATTACAGACAGGATTAATTAAAATAGTGGATAATTCTTCGCTTCAGCAATGGAAAAAAGAAGCCGGCGGATATGTTTGGGATGATACAGAATTAGAAGATCGTCCCATAAAAATAAATGATCATTATATGGACGCAACAAGATATTTTGTAAGAACAATGAAACTTGTAAAATTTAATCGGGAGGTAGATTAATGCATACGTACCAAGATTTATTAGAAGTAATTGAATCTGGAAAAGACACCGCAAAATTTATTTATGAGGCAATTCTTAAACATGAAAGTTCAGATGATTTTAAATTCGCAAAAGAAGCAAATGAGTATTATAAACAGAAAAATACAACGATCAGAAATTATGAAAGAATTTTATTTGAAGTAACAGGTAAAGCAGTACGCGATGATTTTTCACCAAATTATAAATTGGCCAGTAATTTCTTTTATAGATTTATTACACAGGAAAATCAATATCTGCTGGGCAATGGTGTAACGTTTGACGTTAAAACCGTTAAAAATAAATTAGGAACACCAAGATATGATTTTGATAAACAGCTTCAAAAAGCAGGAAAATACGCGTTAACAGAAAAGGTATCATTCGGTTTTTGGAATTTAGATCATATTGATGTTTTTAAGTTTACAGAATTCGTACCGTTATTTGATGAAGAAACCGGAGCACTTAGAGCAGGAATCAGATACTGGCAGTTAGATAAAGATAAACCGTTACGTGCAACGCTTTATGAAGAAGATGGCTACACAGAATATAAATGGGACGATAAAACGCTGGTTGATACGTCTGAAGTCATAAAAAATAAAACAGCATATGTAATTAATGGAACATATAATGATGCTGATGGATTTGAGATTACAGATGGTAGAAATTATCCGTCATTTCCAATTGTTCCGCTATGGGCAAACGATTCTCATCAGTCGTCGCTTGTTGGAATTAGAGAACAAATCGACTGTTATGATTTAATAAAAGGCGGATTTGCAAATACTGTAGATGAAGCATCGATTATTTATTGGACATTGCAAAACGCTGGCGGAATGGATGAAGTAGATCTTCGTGAATTTGTTGAAAGAATCCGTAAACTTCATGCGGCAACTGTAGATGATGAAGTAAAGGCAGAATCTCATACGATTGAAGCGCCGTATCAATCGCGTGAAGCCTTATTGGATAGACTTCGTGCAGATCTTTATGAAGATGCAATGGCGCTTGATACAAAAGCGCTTGCATCAGGTGGATCAGTAGTTACTGCTGTCATTAAAGCCGCATATGAACCGCTCAATAATAAAGTCGATGATTATGAATATTGCGTAAGAGATTTTATTGATTCAATTATGGAACTCGCCGGAATTGAAAGTGAATATAGCTTTACAAGATCAAAACTACTTAATCAGCAAGAAGATATTTCCGTAGTTGTCAGTGCCGCGGAATATCTTCCTTCAGATTATATTACTGAAAAAATTCTCACAATCTTAGGAGATGGCGATCAACTTACAGAGATACTGAAACAAATGTCAAATGAAGAATTATCGATGATAGAAACAGAAGTCAATGATAATGCTATTGATAATAATGATAATGGTATAAATATTGATGAGGAATAATTATGGTAAATAATCCATTTGATGCTGGAAACATTGCGACAGAAGAAATACTGGGAGCAATGGAAGGAGAAATTTCGGCGGCATATAGTGAAGCAGAAGCCGATATGACAGCAAAACTTCTTGATTTTTTATTTACAGTAGATGATCTTAATGATGCGCGCCAAATTTATCAATTTTTTAGAGAACAGCATAAAATAAAACTTCAAGAATTAAAGCTTGGTAAAATCAGCAAAAAAGAATATGGCGCATGGAAAGCAAAAGCGTTAATGGCAGATAAAAGATGGCTTCCTTTACAAAAAACTCTTGCTGACGATTTAACGCATGCTCGTGAAATTGCAACTTCCATTATTAATGATAAAAAATGCGATGTTTACGCATTAAATCATAATTACGCTACATACGAAATTGAAAGAGAAATAGGAGTAAGTACGTCTTTTGCTTTATACGATCATGATACAGTAGAACGATTGATTGTAAAAAAACCAGATCTTCTTCCAAATTATAAAGTAAATGAAGCAAAAGATCTCGCATGGAATACAAAGCACATAAGACAGGCAGTAACGCAAGGCATATTACAAGGAGAATCAAATCAAGATATTGCAAAAAGACTCCGTAAAGTATGCGGTATGAGTGAAAATGCATCGATTAGAACAGCTAGAACTGCTACAACCTGTGCGCAAAATTCCGGCAGAATAGATGGATATAAAAGAGCCCAGGAAATGGGAATCGGAGTAGAACAAACATGGATTTCTACTTTAGATGGAAGAACTCGGCATGAACACCGTAAATTAATGGGACAAAAACAAAAAATAGGAAAACCGTTTAAAGTAGATGGATATGAGATTATGTTTCCAGGCGATCCTACTGCAGAAGCGTTTCTTGTATATAATTGCAGATGCACATTGATTGCTGACGTGGATGGATCAAAATATAATTTGGAAGAAAGAATAGAAGAAGTACTCAAGAAAAAAGATTTAACATGGGATGAATGGATAAATGAACAGCCTTTGCCGCGGCATTACGGTGAAAGTAAAAAAGATTATCTTAAACGATATAAAGAACATCATAAAAAAATGAAATTTTCTGATTGGCTTGAAGAACAGGTAATGCCGGATGTTTTGATTACAAAAGCATGGTCAGATAAAAAGATGAGTAACATTTATAATTTGATCAAAGAGCAAAATGTTACAGATGCAAATAAATTTTATAAAGAACTTGGAAAGCTTGGTAAACCATCAGAAGTATGGGATAAGTATTTAACTGGTCAACTTGACGCAATTGATCTAAAACAGTTTGAAGAAATTCTTAAAAAGTATTTACCAAAAGAAACTACTACCGCGGCAGTTGAAAAAACAGCAAAAGAAACTGCAACTGAAACCGTTATAGATTTTGACGCATTTAAAGAAAAACTTCCTTTAACTATGGCGGGTTTGAGTCAGCCGTTAAAAGATGAATTAAATAAAGCAAATTTACTTTCATTTTATAAATATACAGAATGGAGGACTGGAAAAATAAGTTCTCCTGAATTTGATAAATTCTTTAAAGAATATCAAGAACAAGCAGCAAAAAGAGTTGAAGATTTAGAGAAGCAAATTAAATATACTAAATCTGATCCTATGTCATTTGATGATGCAGATATGCACCATGTAAATCCAGAGTATAAAGGCAATTCAGGTATTTATTCAAAGAACTGCCAGACTTGTGCGATGACATATGAAGCAAGAAGACAAGGTTATAATGTTGAAGCACTAGGAAAAGATAAAGCTCATCCGCATACATATGCTTTGCAACAGGAAGTCGGTATAGATCAAGCGAACGCATGGATAAATAAATTTACGGGCGAAAAACCTGTGCATTTAGAGTGTTCACCAAAATTGCAAACCCCAGGAAAATATAAATTTCTTGAAGATACAGACGGTCATAATGGAGAAAGATACACATTATCTGTTGCCTGGAAAGGCGGCGGTGCACACGTTATCAACCTCGATCGCGATGCAAATGGCGTTTTGCGATTAATTGACAATCAAAGAGGAAAGAATGAAAAACATATCTGGACAGGCG